TACTGTAGACGTTAGTGACTTAAAGGTCAATGACCAGTTATCACCACAGATTACAGCAGCCATTCAATCATCCATACAAACAAGTCTTGCTATAATCAGAGACCGATGGCAAACAGACATCCAGAGAAAGCTGATGAGTTCAAGACCTCTATACTTACAAGGACTTGGATTTGATTCTATAGTCTATCCTTTAGGCTCAGATGGATTTGCTGGTGCTGTACAACTGAAGGGAAAATTCCCTAATATGTTAGAGACAGGATTTGGTCCATTCGACATAAAGGTAGGCTTGGGAAAATCCAGTAGAGTTAAGCAAAAGAAAAATGGTGGCTGGTATATTACTGTACCATTTAGACATTCTACACCAGGCAGCTTTATGTATGGTGCTCCAATGCCTAAGAACGTATATGCTGCCGCTAAAAAACTCCAAAATAATGGAAGATTGTCTTATCCAGGTGCAGGGGATAAAAGCTGGACTGGATACCAAAGGAAGAATAAAACCTATGATGGTCTCACTAGAATAGTTAAAAGCTATCAGAAAGCTACACAGAGTCAGTATATGACCTTCAGAAGAGTGAGTGACAGGAGTGACCCAATGAGTTGGTGGCATCCAGGCTATCAAGGTGTAAAAGAAGCAGAAAAACTTATGCCATTCGCAGAAAGAACTTTTGTAGACATACTAACCAATAACCTTAACGGAATATAGGAGGGTGAAAAATGATTCCTTTAATAGATGATTTTTTACAGAAATTCATGGTAACTAAGTTAAGATACCTAAAAGCTAATCCTAGTATGATTGGTATGATATTCCAGACTGGTCAGAGGGAATCATTGTCTAAGTTAACACAGTTTATTACCACACAGAAGATACGTGTAGTAATAGGCTATCCTAGAGACCAGTCATCACTTCCAGCTTATGTAATAACATTAGCACCAGAGCAAGAGCAGCCAAGTGGGTTAGGAGACAACGTACTTACATATGGACCAACTTTAGGCATGGGAGAAGAACCAGAAGACATTGCTCAGGAATACCTAGATGATTTTGTAGCTTCTACTATGATGAACGCTAACTACCGTATAGAGTGCTGGAGTGACAATGGTGACCTAACTGCTTATATGTACGTGATACTAAAGTGGTGTCTCTGGAGCAGCAGAAAGGAAATGTTGGCTTTAGGCTGGAATAACATTAGGCTAGATGGAACTGACTTAGAGCCAGTACCAGATTATATGCCCATCTTTGTGTATCGTAGGTCAGTATCCTTGGCTTTAACATATGATGCGTTATATCATGAAGATGTTAACAGTATTGCTAGATTCTTAGATGTAGTTGCGCATCCAGATTTGTATGGCAGGTCTGAAGATGGTAGTGTTATACGGAAAGAAACAGGAAGTGTTATTATACCTTCTAAGTATACATGGATTATCAACCAATTCGTTGAAACTGTGGGTACTGGAGAGGTATCAATAGCACAAAGTACTTATACTTTTACTGGTAGAGCAGGAGTGAAAGGATACCCTGTTATTTCAGTGTTACCAGAGCAGGGTGTTCCAGATATTCTCTATTTAGTACATGAATACCTCAAAGGAGATTACGATTACTATAAACCATGTGTATGGGATGACAATCGTGGTCAGTATATCCCATTATCAAGCATGAAACACAATGAAAACTCATACAAAGATATTATTATAGTGAACCCTGTATCCAGTAAGGAGGAATAGTAATGGCTAAAAAAGCAGAATCAAATACCGATGCTGTTAATGCATCGTCTACAATTAAAACTGAACCTTTTGTAAAGTCTAGAAAACGTACTTCCCTTGATGAGTTTGCCATTACCCACAGACTCAGACCTGAAATGAAAGCTGGATTTAAGGTATGGCTGAAGGGTGAACTCCATCATTTCGATGATGAATGGGAAACACTATTTAAGAATTACACAAATAGACAGTTAAAGTAAGGAGGAATAAAGATGGCAAACACAGTCTATTTTAACGGTGATGTGCTTACCATACCTGGTGCTTACTCAGCAATTGACGTTAGCAACCTGCAGGTAAAGAGTGATGGCGATGGTGCTAAGACTATTGCTATTATTGGTGAGTGCACAGGCGGTGAGCCGCAGGTAGTTCAATTCTTTAATGAACCTACTGTAGCTAGAAAGATTTTGAAGTCTGGTGAACTTCTGAAGGCTTGCGAAAAAGCATGGAATCCTGTTTCTGGTAGTAAAGAGGGCGTACCTATTGGTGGTGCTAACGTTATTGCAGTTATCCGTTCCAATGCAGCTACCAAGTCTTTCCTTGAGATTGACCCAGAAGGAGTAGTTAACCCTACTGAGAAGCAGATTGTATTTCAGTCTAAGGACTGGGGCAAGGATACAGCTCATCAGGTTAAAATTTCAGATGGTACCATAGAGGGTACAAAGAACCTTACTATCTATGACCAGACCAATGATGTATATGAGCACTGGGATAATGTTGGTCGTATGTTCTCTATTGGTTACACAGGTGATAAGGCTTATGCTGAGGTCAATGTGTATAAAGATAGCAATGGTGCGATGTACTTCCAGACCAAGATTGGTGACGATGAGGCTTCTGCTGTAGAAGATATTCATATTGCCCTTGACCCAGTTAAGTACAAGAACTTGCGTGTTCTTATTTCTGACCTCCAGTCTTATGAGAACTACAACGTAATTGCTGCTACACGCTACAATATGCGTTTGAAGGTAAATGAGCTGGATATCATTACCAAAAAGAACATCAAGGCAACTCAGCTTGTTCCTACAGCCACTATTACGGCTACATTCGCAGATACTGCTAGTACTCTGGCTCTCAATTCTCGTTTGATTGAGGTTAAGTCTTACAACAAGGAAATTGGTAATAAGACTATTCCTAATACGAATGGTGCTTACCTGTTCCTTACTGGTGGCAGTGAAGGCTCTAGCCCAGCAAGTTGGATTAAATTCTTTGATATGTTGAGCAACTACGACATTCAGTACATTGTTCCACTTATCGGAGATATTTCCATACATGCTGAGCTTATGGAACATGTTATGGCTATGTCTGGTACTATGGGCAAGGAAAGACGTGGTGTTGTTGGTGGTAACATCAATGAGACTATCAATGAGTCAATACAGCGTGCACGTGACCTTAATCATGCTCGTATGCAGGTTGTACATGGTGGTTTCTATGATGCAAATAGCAACAATGAGTTGGAATTGTATCCTCCTTATATCTTGGCTGCTCAGCACGCTGGTCGTGCTGCATTCCTTCCTGATGGTGAGCCAGCTACCCATGATATATATCGTATGAGTGCTCCAGAATATCAACTGGAAGCCCCTGAAATTACAGCACTTCTTCAGTCTGGTGTTTTGGCATTCGAGTTTGTGATTGGTCAGACTGGTGTATCTCAGTCTTATGTACGTCTTGTACAAGACCTTACTACAGACCTCATCAATCAGGATGTTGTACACGTTGAGAGAGCAACTGGTCAGCTGGCTGACTCTATCAATAAGGAAATCAGACGTGGTCTGGATAGCTTGCTGACTGGTAAGCGTACTTCCTTGACTGACCTCACTTCTGCCAAGAACCGTGTTATTTCCATCCTTCAGGAACGTCAGCGTAATGGTTACATTATTGCTTATAAGGATGTATACGTATCCAAGACTGGAACAATCACTACAGTGGATTATGGTGTAGCTGCTGCTGAGCCTAACAACTTTACGCTCATTACAGCACACTACTATTCTGAAACACTGGTAGCAGAGTAAAGGAGTGAGATAAATGGCTACACAAGCAAATCAGACAGTACACAGCGGCAATACAGTGTTGCTTAAAGTTAAAGGTCAGGTTGTAGGACGTGCACAAAGCCTGGATGGTCGTAGGTCATTTGGCACTGAGGGTGTGTATGAGATTGGTTCTATCATGCCACAGGAGCATATCAACAATCGGTATGAGGGTACTGTAACTTTGGAACGCTTCTTGATTAAGAAGGATGACCTTGCTAAAGTTGGTATGGCAGCTTTGGGTGAGGAAATTCTTAATACTGATATCATTGACATTGAAGTCATTGACAAGAACAATGGTCAGACAGTCCGTGTATATCGTGGCTGTACCTGCGTTGATTACTCTGAGAACTTCCGTGTTGGTGCTATCTCAGGAGAGAATGCTTCCTTCCAGTATCTGTCTTGTGACCGAGGTGACGCTACTACTTCTGTGACTAATGCTCAGGTAGGAGCTACTGTTCAGCAGATTACCAATACTGTGAGTCAGGTAAACAGCCTGTAAAATTTACGCAGCTTATAATAAGCCCTTAATGGATTAACCATTAAGGGCTTATATTATTGTTTATAGGATAAACCCATTAACTAACATCTATAAGGAGAGATTAAAATGGCTAAAAAACTGACGGAAAACCAAATGGAAGTACTTGCTGGTATCGTAGACAGTGAGAGCAAGACCTACACCTTTGAGAAGGAAGTAAGTGTTGAAGGTGAAAAGAAAAAAGGAACTTTTACTGTTAAGTACATGGGAGTATCAGCACGTTTACGCTTGGGTACTATTCGTGCTAGACTTCTGGAAGGTGCACCTTCTCAGTCTGTTGACCCACTTACAGATGATATTGCTTATATGATAGCGTATCTCACAGTATCCTTAGTTAAAGCACCTAACTGGTGGAACTATGATAAGATTGATGACGTGAATGATTTGCGTGAGGTGTACATGGAGGCATACAAGTTCATGCGTTCTTTTCGAGGACAAAATGAACAGAGTGCCAATGCTGGAGATAGTTCAGCTTCCAATAGCAAGAAGGCTGTGGAAAGTAAGTAAGTTATTACATCTACCAGTAAGTCACCCTGCTATGCAGAGTTTAGATACATATGACCTAGACTTCTATGAACTCTCAGATATTGCTGATGACCCAAAGAAATTGGAGCAGCTGCAGAATCGTTTCTTTGACCCAGATTTTGATGATTGGTTGGAAGAATTTGATAAGGAACAATCTGAGAAGCAGGTTAAGGAGAAAGAATCAACTGAACCAGAACCACCTGACCTTGACACCATAAAATACAGTCAAAATAACTCATCTAATAATCAAGTTACTGAGTTAGAAACTGAAGAATACGAAATGGGTACTGCTGCAGCCAATGAAGAATTTGAGAGGGATGATGAATAATGGCTGACACCAATGTACGCATCAAGTTGTCAGCTGATGGCAAACAGGTGCGAGATACACTAAAGCTAATAGACCAAGATTTACAGCAGCTTGGAAGTGGTAATGCTGTAAATACAAGTAATACATCTAGTACTGGTAACAATACCCAACAGGGACAATCTTCTTCAGATAGAGTAAAGCAGTCTAATAGAGATAGAAATACAACACTCCTTTTAAGGGAACTGACTCTGGTTAGACGTGAATTACAGCAGATGAACAGGAACACCAGTAGTACTGGTGCTCCTGGTTCATCTAATGCTCCTGTACCAGTTGGTGGCTCTGGAAGTAATACTCCTACTCCACCAACTCCATCAGGAAGTGGTAGCCCTAACAACAGACCTACTCCACCTGGTGGCAATCCTCCACCACAAGGATTAGGGCAATTACAAAGCGTTTTAGGCAAACTGGCAGCTGGAGTTGCTGCCTTGTCTGCCTTTAATGGTATGGCTAACTCCAGTCAGAATAGACTTTCATTGGCTTACAAAACCTATGGTAGTACTCTGGCTTATGATGATTACAATAGAGCAGGTAAAGACGCAGTAAAGCTAGGAGAGAGATATGGTTATGATTATGAAGTAACCATGGGTGCTTCTTCAGCTAACATGCGTAGTGGTGCTGGCTTTAAGGATATTGCATCCTATAAGGCTGACATGAATGCTATACTGAAGTCATCTAAGGCTTGGGGGCTTGACCCTAATGCTGTAGCTAATGCCTCTGGTACTATGGTAGGCATGGGTGCTTTTAAGCAAGGTGAGCAACAGAAATTTGCTAACCTCTTAGCTCAGTCTATTGTAGAAAATGGCATGCAAGGCATGGAGGATAAGCAGCTGGATGTATTAGAGGACATTGCTGGGAATCTTTCATCAACCAATGCTGTAGTTAGTCAGCAGTCCATAGAGAGTGGCTTGAACCTCTATAATGCTATCGTTGGTGTCAACGAGAACATGAAAGGACAACGTGGCGGCAATCTCACAAACAAGATGATGGGATTAGCCAGTGGTCAGGATAATGCTCTGAACATGTTCGCTGGATTAGGTACAGAGTATACTGGCATTGAAGGCTACAATGAGTTCATGAAGAAGGCAGCTGAGGACTCTACATTTGTTCCTAGACGTGCTTGGGACAGAATGAAAGAAGTCTATGGTGAAGAAAAAGCTGCTGAATACATGAAATATCACCTCCAGAAGAGTGGAGGATATAGCATTGGTGAGGCTGAGACTGTAGTAGAGTCACTGAAGGCTGGAACTAAGTTTGATACTAAAGGCACTAAGACTGGAGAGCAAGCAGAACAACAACGCATTGAGAACTATGAGCAAGATAAGGTATCAGACCTTGAAAAATCTGATATTGCCATCCGTGAAGCCAAGGATGATATTGGTGATTTAATCAATGAAATCAAAGCACCCATACTCAGTGTATTTAATGATATGTCTGATGGTGCTAAGATGGCTACTATTGGTGCTACCACATTGGGAGGTTCTGCAGCTGCAGGTAAGGCAGTACAGGCTGTTTGGAACAGATTAGGAGGTGCAGCAGAAGGTGCTACTGGTGCCGCAGGAGGTGCTGTTGGAGCATCAGAAGCATTAGCAGGTGTTGCTAGGACTGGTTCTAAATTAGTAAAAAAAGGTGGTCCAATCATTGCTGGAGTTATAGGTGCTTATGATACCTATGAAGCCATCCAGCGTGATGATAACAGGGGGGCAGCTGAAGCTGCTGGAGGCACTTTAGGAGGTATTGGTGGTGCAGTAGCAGGTGCTGAAGTTGGTGCTTCCATTGGTGCTCTGTTTGGAGGTGTAGGTGCTATACCTGGTGCTGCCATTGGAGGTATAGTAGGTGGCATAGGTGGTGGATTCCTTGGTGACTCTTTGGGAGAATGGGCTGGTGGAAGCCTGTATGACCTTATAGCTGGAGATTCAGAAGAATCTGGAGAAAGCAGTATAGTTACTGAGGAAGAAAATAAAAACCTTAAAGAAAACACTGAAGCATTAAGAGAGAACACTAAAAGGTTAAATGGCAGTGGAAATAATGGTGTACCAGACGCTTTTGACCCATTAGGAGAACAACGTAAAAAGAATAAAGAACGTGAAGAAGAACAAAAATCAACAAGCCTTTTACAGAGACTATTTGGTGACAGTGGAGAAAATGGCAAACAACATGCTGTAGGTAATGACTATGTACCATATAATAACTACCCAGCTTTGCTTCATAAAGGTGAGAGAGTACTGACTAAACAAGAGTCAAAAAAGTATGAGGATACCATGTTAATGGCTAGAACACTGCAACCTCTGTACTATGAGTATCAAGTTAACAATGGTATTGAAACTGATAAGGCACATAAAGGATTAGACTTGCTGTCTATACTTAATTTTGGTGCAGGTATACTTAGTGGTTCTCAAATACAGGACAATGGACTTTTCAATATAGGGTTTGGGACACCAGGATTTAGTGGAGAACGCATTCCAGGTATAGATGAAGTCTACTCTAAAACATTAGGAGAACATTTTGGTGGAGGAATCAACACTGATAATCCTATTCCTAAGACAGATGATACTACTCAAAGATTATCCAAGGTTATTGTTCCTCCAGATGTAGCATCCAAGAACGTAGAGCAAGGTAACAGCCCAGGTGGTGCTGGAACTCCAGCTACTTATGGTGCTGGTGTTATGAATTCTAGTGGAAGCAACATGCAAATAACTATCAACGTAAATGGCAAAATAGAGGGAATGACTCCAGATAACCAATCACAAATTGTAGCTGCCATAATAGCACAAGTAAATCAATCTAACTTTAGACAGCAAATAAGTAATGGATTCATTAGAACTCCTAACAGATAATGGAGGTAAACCACTATGAAAATAGTTGATATAGCACTTTCTCAAGAAGGTGTAGAAGAATCAGGGGTAAATGATGTATTATATAATACTTGGTATTATGGACATAAGGTGTCTGGTGGTTCTTACCCTTGGTGTGCTGTTTTTATATCGTGGTGCGCAGAGCAGGCAGGACTATCTACGGATGTCCTGCCTAAAACTGCTTCTGTGTCCACATTAATGAAATTCTTTGAAAATAATGGTAGATACCATTCATATACTGAATACTTCCCTAAAGTGGGAGACATAATGATTCAAAAGTCTAAGGGATACAGCCACGTAGGTATTGTAGTATCTATAGACCAAGAAGGCTTTAACACTATAGAAGGTGACGTAAATGATAAGGTTAGTCAGTGTAGATATAGATATGAAACTACTGTAGTAACTGGATTTGGCTCACCTAATTATCCTGTAGAGATTAAACAAACTAAAAAATTCCTGAAATCTGTTAAGTTAGATGCTTCTTCTGGTAATGAGGCTGATAATACATCAACAGATACACCAGTACCTAATGGCTCAGAAACCATGCCTAATAATGCAACAACATCTAATAAAGAAGTGAAAACTCCTAGTGGTGTAGGCAGGTATACTTACATTTCTTATACAGTTAAAGAAGGAGATACATTAGAATCAATAGCTGAATCACACAATGTTGCTCCACAAATGATTGCATTTGCTAATGACCTTACAGAATGGAAAGTAACTCCAGGTCAAGTCATTTATATACCACAATCAAAAGGTATAATGACCAAAGGAGAACAAGCATCTAGAGTAGATACATTAAAGCAGAAAACTCACACTATGAGTGTTACTGTGTCACACCCTACTGTAGAAATACACTTTTATGGTGAGTACGGTAAGCTGGCTGCTGTATCTATTTTGTCTCCTAATAAGAATACAGAAGTTGATAACGATATCATCAGTGTAAATACTGTTAGAAATCAAAGTCAAGACTGCCCTACGTTTACTATTAGCTTAGTATGGCGTAACAAATGGTATGAGAATCTGGCTAGTAATGATATGTTGGTAATTTACATGCAGAGACCTCCAGAAATGAAAGCAGTTGTTATGTATGGTCTTATAGACGATATAAGAAGGACAATGGACTTTTCTTCAGGTCAGCCTCAAAGAACAGTTCAGGTTACAGGCAGGGGATTCAATAAGTGTTTTGTTCAATTTGATGTAGGACTACTTGAAAACTTTTCCAGCCTAAAAGATATGGGTGGCGGATGGTTTAGTGGATTAACTCAATTACATAGTTGTTCTAGCTATAATGCTATAAAGATAACAGTAGAATCCTTTGTTGGTAAAGCTATGAAATATAGTTTTGGTGACGGAAAATCACTAAAAGACTATTTTGTATATAGCGGAAAAGAGAGACAACATGAGATTTTAATGGATTTCACTCAATTTACATCATTTAATGGTAGTCTGTGGAATTTCATTAAGGAATTAGCCAATGCTCCTTTTAATGAGACTTATTGGGAAGTAATCAATGGTAAACCTACTATGGTTCACAGACCTACTCCATTCAATAAGGAAGATTGGATAAAACTCAACAGAATAACAGTAAAAGATGATAATATTGTGTCCAATAGTACTGGTAGAAGTGATTTGGAAACCTACACAGTATATCAGTGTCACATGACTCTTATGGGTAATGATACAATAAATTTGTTACCTCCTATGTGGTATCCTCCTTATTATCCTAAGTATGGATTAAGGCAACTGAAAGTAGAAACCATTTATGAATACCAAAATAAAAAGTATGACACTAGAGAGTGGAGTAAAGAACTATTCAATTTTAACATCAAAAACAATGTATTTGAGAACGGCACTATTGTAGTTAAGGGTAGCAATCAATATAAGGTAGGAGAAAGAATAATTTTAGAGTCAGAAAACATGGAATTCTATGTAGAATCTGTCTCTCAATCTTTCAATATGTACAACGCTTGGACCACTTCTTTAGGAGTAACCAGAGGAATACAACCAGAAAAGCGTTTTACACCTCCTTGGGGTGCATATGAAGAACTCACTCCAACAGTAATGATGGCTATAATACAGCTTACTGGCAATGGTAAAGTTTCATGGTATGATTTACCTGAAAGAGAATTTGCTAGAAAAAATGTAAGCCAATATGGTTCTAACGGTAGGAGAATAGGAAGTATGTATGACTTTAAAGGAAAAACCTTTACTTGGCCAGTACCAGATTCTGGGGAAGATGATATCACCAGTCCATTTGGACCAAGAACTGCTCCTACAGATGGTGCTTCTAGTTACCATAATGGTATAGATATAGGTGGTGATTATGGGGCAACCATTGTTGCTGCTTGTGATGGTACAGTCATTAGTAGTGGAACAGCATCTGGATATGGCCACTGGATTCGTATAGACCATGGTGACGGAATTATCACTATATATGGACACATGTATGCTGATGGACTTATTGCTCAGGAAGGCAGTACAGTTAAAGCTGGAGAAAAAATTGCTCTTATGGGTAGTGATGGATATTCTACTGGTCCACACTTACACTTCCAAGTAGAGATAGATGGAGAGCCAGTTGACCCGATGGAAGCCTTTGCTGTAAGGAAATCTGGAGGATTCAACGATGTTGGTGTAAGTGCTTCTCAGGAGGAAATAGCATTAGCAATATATCAGTATGCTACTGGCACCATGGGTCTTAATAAGGCTGCTGCTTGTGCTTTGTTAGGTAACATAGAACAGGAGTCCTCTTTCATTATTGATAATGAAAACTCCATTGGGGCTTTTGGTCTGTGTCAGTGGTTAGATTCCAGAAGAACTGGATTAGAGAGATTCTGTAGAGAAAATGGACTTGATGTTCTCAGCGTAGCTGGACAGATGGGCTGGTTAGTATGGGAATTCAATAATACAGAAACTGCTGGATACAATGTATTAACTAGTGCTCCAGATAGCAGGGAAACAGTATATAGTACATCTGTATCATTTGGTGAAGCATTCGAGAGATATGGTGAAGGTGAAGAAGGTTCACGTGGTAAGAATGCTGTAAAATGGTATGATTCCGTATAAAGGAGGAATAACAATGGCTGAAAATCAACCTCAACTCCAGTCTTCACTAGGAGAAGTATCATCAACCAAAACTGAAAATGACAGAGTGTGGGATATGGGTTATTTGGCACTCGGTCAGGTTACAAAAGTACACCCTAAAAGATATACAGCAGACGTAGAAATCTATCATACTAATGATAAAATAGCTTCTATGTCAGGCAATGAAGGTAGACACTCATGCCGTATTGGTGTTGGAAGTGCTGGATTTAACAACTTACATAACAGACCATTTGGAGAAATTAACCCAATACACGCTGGTGATATTGTGTTAGTAGGATTCTTGAAGAATTCTAAACAACAACCAGTTATCATAAAAACCTTTCACAGTACTACAGAAGAGGTTGGTGACCTTAATCTGAGAAACATACTTAATAACCAATTCTCTAATGATACAGAATCAGACGTTGAAAGCACAGTAAAAATTTCACCTATACAGGATTTTTCCTTAGTGGATAAATGGGGAAATTTTGAATATGCTTCTCACACTAAATCCTTCTTTGTAGCAAAAGAATTTGGTATTGATGATGAAAAATTTGACTTTGAGGATTTGAGCATAAAAACCAATGTTAGCTCAGAAGTATTGTCTAAAACAAAGGATAGTTTGTCTGGATTAGATGACCCAAATAATGCTTATAGCTTGGTAGATGGTGCTATAAATAACTTGTTCAGTAGTTTATTTGGAGGCATCTTTAATCTGGACAAATCAGACAATCCTTCACAGTCTAAAATGGATGATAAGTCTCAGCAAGCATTGATGAGGGGCAAGACTATTTTTGTAGAGGAAAAATTTTCTAAGCCTAAGAAATTTTTAGCTTGCTTCAGAGATAAATTTGAGGATTCTGCCACTAACTGGTTGAAGGTTATAGTAGACGCAGCTAAGACCTCTATGAGAATCATAAAATTCCAGCAATCCGAAAATAAGAATACTCAAATTGAACTGGATGAGCATGGAACCATAAAAATCAGGAGACAGCTGGATTCTAGGCATTTATTTGATAACTCAGTACCTCAGACAGCAGACAACATGGAGCAGAATCCTTCTAAGATATACTCAGAAATGCAAATGGTAGCAGACGGAACAATAATGGTTCAGACTTTAGAGAAGTCTAACCCTCAACAGCTTTCTGAACAGGAACAGAAAGAAGGGGTACTGCCATACCCATTATCTACTATTATTATCAGCCCTAAAGGTGGAGACATAATTGTTAAGACTAAGAGCAAAATTGCTGTGTCTGCTGAAGATAGTATCAGTGTAATGAGCCGTAAAGGCATAGACATAAAATCCTTAGAGGGTATAAACATGACCAGTAAGGGTAAAATAAATATTGCTTCAGAAGCCAATATAGATATGGCTGCTCCAGATACCAATATAACTTCTGCCGTAGATATTGCTGGTTCTATGGATATGAAGGGTGAAACCAATGTTGTAGGTAATACAACAATTACTGGCAAAACTTTGGTCAATGCCAGAAAAGTTATTGTACAAGGTGATAAAGATACTGATAGAGATACTGATATGTCAAGATATGGCAATGCTATCCAGTCTATCTGTGAATCTTTTATACGGAAAAAGCTCATGGCAAATATGTCTGTATCATTAGCACCTACAGTAGCTATTTTAGGCATGGTAAATCAGACTTCAGGCAGTTTTGATGGTATGATTTGGTCTGGTACTTCTTCTACAATGGAGAGAGGTTGTTTTGGGCAACTTATAAAGTGGGATACTAAAGCTCAAAACCTCCTTAATAACTTCTGTACTACTTTCCAATTCCCAGTAGATAGTATTTCTGCTCAACTGGATTTTGTTCAAAGTGATAAAGGATTAGGAATTGACATAGAAGGATTGATTGGTAACTTGGGTTCATCTGCTACTGAATTGCAAAAGACAGTAGCTGCTGTAAATAATTTGTACGATAAACTTGAAAAAACCAATAATATTGAAGAACAGTTACAACGTGTAATACAGGAATCTATACAGAAGTTGCCTAATGATATTTCTGGTACTGGCACTCACATACCAGGACTACCATTACCTAGTGCTGAAGATTTCAGTATCACTGAAGCTATAAGTAAAGCCTTTAAAGACTCATTCCTTACAGGTGTAATTAAGGCTACCTCTGGAGCAATGAATATCAACTTTGTTGATTATGGTGATGGTACTACACCTATGGTTGGTATCAGTAGTATAATACATGAAGGGGATAAGTTAGGGAATGAAAGTGATGATACAGATAGTTCAAGTATTGCTACTATAGAAGATGCTCTCATTGATATCAATAAATACATTGAAGGAAATATATTTGACCAAGTAGCAGTTATTGCTAGAAAGTTTGACTCAGAGACTGGTCTGAACACTTCACAGTGGGTGCATACTAATAGAAAAATCACAGAGAATCAATCAAATAACAATGATGATGGCAATGTCTCTACTATTACTAAACCAGCACCACTCACTACTAAAGAACAATATTACGATAGAATCAACAAAAGATATGTGTATAACACAGCAGAAAATATTATTAAAAGAGTAAATTCCTCTTGGATGTATCATAATCTGTTTGAGTAAGGGGGTAAGAACATGGCTGATGTTTCTTTATCCAATGTTGTATCAAATATGGATACAGAAGTGTCTCTCAGTAACCTTAGAAGTGGAAACGGCAGCAACCGCAGTAACATAAAGAGAATGGAAATTGCTTATGGTAATACCAGCATAAAATTTGCTATCAACCCAGAGGATTATAACCAGAAAGAACCAAATAGAGCAACCTTAACACAAACTAAAGGTGGTGCTTGGATTGATGCTTGGGGTGCTGGTATTGTAGAATTCACACTAAAAGGCATTACTGGTGTTTCAGGTAGAAAAATCTCAACTACTACGGAAACACTTACACAGTTAAATACTACAGCTGCTAATCTGAATGGAGATAGCGGTGTAGATACTGGTTATCAAAGATGGAAACAACTCAGAGATTTGTTTAGAAGTGTGTTTAATGCCATTAAAGATGGTGAGGAAGTCACTGAGCTCATAAGGTTCTATAATTATACAGATAATGAATACTGGTATTGCTATCCTACACAAAATGGTATTGAACTATATAGGAGTAAAGCCAGACCTCATGTATATCAATATACCATTAGTTTATGGGGAATACGTAAGATAGGAGAGCCAGAAACATCTGTAGGAGTTGTAGGTAATCCATATAAGGAAGGTGCTACAACTGAAATAGACACCTCTACAGAAGAGAATACTGATAATAACTCAACTACTACCAAAGAAACTAAGACTGAAGTGTCTGGAGGTAGCACATATAGAACTGCTTCAGCAGCTCTTAATACAGAAGCTGATGTGACTACCCTTACTAATACAAGGACTAAGACTAATTATGTACTAAGAAACCAGAGTCACTCTTTAGCACAGCTCATAGCACCATTAATCGGAGGATATGAAGGCAAAATTGCTCCTGTTACTGGCTATTATACTGCTGAAGGTTTGAAAATAAATGACGCAGGAGTTGTATATAATGTACAAGGATTTAAAGGTAAAGACCTCCTAAAAGAAGGAGAAAAATCAAATTTTCTTATAGAAGAAATCATATTTGGAAATGTAGTTTCAGTAGAAACCTATAACATGTGGAAGAGAATGCTTCAATATGACCCTGACATTCTGTCTCCAGAGTACACATATCCAGTGGGTGCTACTCCAATGGAACGAGTAATACAAGCAATAGCTAAAAATAGAACTTACGACAGTACTATTTATGACTATATTGTACAATACAAGCCAAAATATTATCTAACTAAGACAGAGATAAATTTGATTAAAACAATCCTGCTAGAAAGTATGATGATATACATAAAGTTAGAGGAAATATATAATTCTCAAGGAGCACTTGAAGCTACGATTACTTCCACAGGAATGAGAACTTTGATTAAAAACATACAAGCAGTAATAATGTATTTTGAGTACAATAGTACTGATGTGACTAAATTTTACACTCAGAATGTATCTGCTGAGTTAAGACAGCTAGAGTCACTCATGATGCAGGTTCATACTGACGTGGTAATTTATTTGTAGGAAGTGATACAATGAAAGCAAGATACATGACTCATACTGTTAATCCTGGAGACACCATTCAGTCTATAGGAGCAACCTATAATGTGGATTGGACGAAACTTGTAATTGTGAATGGGTTGATGTATCCATTTATTGATTCCGAAATAAATTCACATGAGTTTGATAACACTGATGAAGTGGCTAAGATAGGTAGTAGGCTGGTCATACCAACTACAGGGATACATATACCTAAGAAAACTAATAATCTTTCAGAAGAACTTGAAAAATACACATTTGGATGTGACCTAGACTTGTACTCTACTGAGACCTCTTATAATGGTGTTACTAATCTGGAATCCTTGGGAATACTGAATGCTGACAATGATGGAGATATACTTCTTAGTGAAGGAATCATCAATTTAAGGCAGCAGATTATTACTAGGCTAGGAACACCTAAAGGTACATTAATGATGCACCCAGAATGGGGTTGTAACCTTATAAATATGATAGGTGGTAAGGTTACTATGGAAAGGCTCATAAAAATCAAGTTAGAAGTGCAAGAATGCGTACTAGGAGATTTTAGGGTACTTGGAGTGAGTGATATTAGGGCTGTATTTAAGAATTCTGATGGAGCAGACGGTAGTAATGGAATACTTAATAGTCACGGACGTGCTATATTTATTGACTTCATTGTTCATCCAGTAGAACCATATTCAGTATTCCGTGTAGGAAAGACATTTTCAAGATGAGGTGAAATATAATGGGACTTGAAATAAAGAGTATGTACAAAGTCTTAAAGGATATGATAGACTGGACTACTGCTAGGTCAGATAAACTTACTGACTTTAACATTGGTTCTGGTATCCGAACTTTGTATGAAGCAGTTTCCATACAGATTGAAGAAATATACTTCAGAATGAAGCAATATGTGCTTTATGCTATAGAAACCTCAATTTATACCTCTTTTGGAATAGAGAGAAAGACATCTGAGTATGCTACTGGTACAGTAAATATAGTATTCCAGAGAGCACTCACAAATTCATTGACTATTCCTAAAGGAACAATTTTTTCTACATCTGATATGTATGGATACATATACTTTGAAACCATAGATGATAACTACTGTGAGCCAGGATTGGTTAGTACTACAGTAGAGGTTAAGTGCCAAAAAGAAGGAGCAATTGGTAACGTACCACAAGGTGCTATTTCTTTGATGATTCCTACTAATCAGAACGTAAAAAGTGTGTATAACACAGCTGACTTTACTAATGGTAGGGAGGCAGAGACAGCATTAGAGCACAAGAAGCGTTTTCAAAAGTACATTAATACTTTGGCTAGAGCCACTAGAAATGCTATAATGTGGGGAGCACTTCAAGTGGAAGGTATAACTGGTGCTTACGTAGACGATAACTACATTGGATACGTAAAACTGTATGTACATGATTCTAATGGTGAACTCCCAGACACTTTAAGAGCAGAAGTAAATAAGGCTATGATTGACTTTAGGGCTGGTGGTATAGAAGTAGAGGTACTACCAATTGTCAAAGTAAACATCAATCCTTATATAAAGGTTATGCTCTATGATGATTATGATACCACGGTGTATGAACCTCAGATAAAGTCAATTGTGTTTAACTTCCTTAATGAATACTCAGTAGGAGATAACTATTATTTGGCTGATGTTATTCATCACATAAAATCTTGCTATGAAGACATTGTTATAAATGTACTCATAAAAGATTCAGAAGATACAATAGTTCAAGCTAATGAGCTCATCAGACCTGGCAATATTACAGTAGAATGTATAAATAAGAAGAACTGGAGGAATGAGTGATGACTGTTCTAACCTTCCTCAAATGCTTACGTGGAATATTTGACATAAACCTTAAATCAGGAACAGCTCACCATGCCATAATACAGTCTATATATGACAGCTTTCTTATGGTAGATGGTGATTTAGATTTAATGCGTCTGGAAATGTGTTTAGCCACTGCCACTGGTAAGTGGCTAGACTATTGGGGTGACTTCTTCACTGTGTACCGTAAAAATGGTGAGGAAGACAGAGACTATTCTAATCGAATCATTCAACATGTAATAAGACCTAAGACTACTATTCCAGCTATTAAGGACTACATTGTAGAATACCTTAATGAAGAGTATCACAAAGAATACACCAGAAAAGATGTTAGTATTAGAGAGCCATGGATGGAATTAGGCAAGTACTCTCATAGGGGAACACTTAGTAATGACGCCAGAATGTTCTCTCAGGACTATTGGACACACGCAGTACTTGATATATCTATACCAGAGAAACTTACTCAGGATTTGATGGATATTGTATTGTCTGTAAAGGCTGCTGGTGTCAAGATAATTTGGAGTTTCTTGAATTCTTATGATATCATTAAGGGATATGAAGACTCTAATGAAAACTGGGCAGACTATGCTAGACACATAGAAATGCAGACTAAGCGTGTAACCTATAGTGGATTGATGCTTAGTAACACAAGTCTTTCAAGAACTCTGTCTGGTAGAAAGGAAATATGGTTTGAGCGTACCACATCTTACTATTGGTACGCAAAAATGCTAGATAAAGACACAGATGAGTCCATTATTATAACTAAGTTTGACCTCATAGGACTGTTAGACTTCTATGAAAAGATGGAAACCTTAGTAGAGACCAAAGACACAGGATTCAAGCCTTCACACAACCCAGATGGTGTATTTGGACCATATAAATTCCTTAGTGGTGATTTAACTCAGGAAGAAATCAATACAAAACTCATAAATATAACTTCTGAGCTCCTTCAGTCTATAAAGCTGATGGATGACTTTATTACACTTTCTCACCAGAAACAACTGTCTGATAATGGTGTGATGTTTGAGTTTACTGCTACTCATGAAGCATTCAATAGAATACTGGATTCCATAGCTAAGTTCAAGGAACTCAACCCAGACTATTATAATGCTTTACAACCTCCTATTCTTATGGGAGAACCAGCAATGTGGCTAGTTAAGAGAAACGAAAACTGGCTGTGGGACACTCCTACTATGAGTTGGGAAGATTTGATGACTCTGTGGGAGCCACCAGAAGGGCAAGATGACCACACTCTTAATTCTATAGAAGAATTTGAAAGAAAATGGAAAAAAGGATACATTACATTTGGTGATGTATATCAGCCACCAATTGTAATTGCTGGCAGCCCATGGTATTGGACTCCAGAACTTGATATGCCATGGATGTGGGATTCTGCTGTGTTAACTAATGAAAGACTAGAAGAAATTTACAAGGCTAAATACTCTAAGTGGCCAGACGTAGTTGACATAGAAAAGAAGGTTATAAAAAATCCTGATACAGAATTGAGGCTATCCGATAATGGTAAAGTATCTTCTTACAGAAGGTTGGTAGTCATCAACCTAGATAGTGATTCAGAGAAGTCATTTAGAGCATCAGATGACGGAATAACCAGTGGTAATAAGCTAATAAGCGGAGAAAAAGCTGCTGAAAGTGTATCACTAGTAGACAATCCAGATTTCAATGGCCATCAATATATGAGTGGTGGAAAATCTATCATAGAAACCATTAGACATGTAAAAGCTAATACTCCTACACTTGGTGACCTTATAGACTTTGAAGAAAATAAGGATAATAACAAGTGGATGTATTCTACCAGAGACGAATACCAAGATTCTGTACAAATTGGCAACTATGCTATGTGGTTAGTGCCTATGGTTAACAAGCAGCTTTGGAACACTGAAGTTATGCTTAATACTGATATATTGAACTTCTGGGAAGGCAGTGGAGCACCACCAACTCCAGAAGAATATGAATCAATACACCTGGCAGACCCAGTAATATATCAACCACCAATTGCTATAACCAATTGAGTATGGTACCAATGGTATTTATGATATATTACCTTTTAAGTGTAACACATGAACTTATATGTTAATGACTAAAAACTGTAGTAAACTTGAATGAAACAATGAATATTGACTCTTTTCAACTAAAGAGGTATTAAAGAATCTAATTCATGTAATACCTCAGCAATAACATCTTAGCATTAGGTTACATATACTATATTAACAAGTAGTAACAAAAAGGAGGAACTCAAATGGCTATTAGATTACCAATTACTACTACCATGGGTCATGTTAGTAGGGCAATTCTTTTTCAGCAGATGCCCTATATTTATTTTGGCTTAGGTAGAACTTCACCTTGGGAGGGTGAAACCTATGCTGCTGAACATGAAGGGCTGAATGAAGATGGCTCTGAGTTTTCTGCTCCACTCCCATCTGTAGAAGCTAAAGAACTTGATGAACTCATCGGATTGAAGCGTGTTGATACTAAGTCTCTGGTAGTGCCAGATGATGAAGGTACTGTAGTATACAGAGACCGTACATGGCGTAAAATATCTGCTGAAGAGGCAATTCAGCTTGGTGCTCATTGGGTATATATTGAAGCCTCAATCTACTATGATGAACTGCCAGCCAGAGCATATCGGCAGATTGGTGTTCATTCTATGGTAAAGTTGGCAGATGGAGTGCCTGAGAACAAAAGTGTGCTTCTTCCAGAGGATATTGTTCACCAAGGAATTTTGGAAGTGCTTGACCAGCGTAAGGTAGTAACTCGCAATGAAGACAGTAGAGATACATTCTCCATGATAATAGAATTCTGATAAACTACAAGGAGGAAAATACAGATGGCTAAGAATGAGATTGTCAATCAGTATTACAATCTGTTTGACGAAACAAAAGGATATACAGAGATTCTGTTCCGTGCTGGTAAAGTGCTTCAGTCTAAGGAATTGAATGAACTGCAGTCTATCCTTAAATCACAAATAACTAATGTTGGTAACACAATACTGACTAATGGTGACGTGATTGAGGGATGCCAGCTTGTTATTTCTGATGACCGCAAGCAAGTGACTATGACACGTGGACGTATTTACCTTGATGGTAATGTACGTGATATTCCTGATACCACTATCGCTATTACAGGAGAGGGTACAGAAGTAATTGGTGCTATACTGCGTAGTCAAGTCATTACTCCAGATGATGATGCTGGACTTCTTGATATTGCTACTGGGTACGATAACTACGCACAAGATGGTGCTTACCGCATGAAGGAGTACGTGGAAATCACTGTTGATGACCCTAATGCCTCTATCATGTACACACTGGTGGATGGTGAGCAAATTTCCGTTAACAAAAATGAAGACCTCACTCAGCTTGAAAAGATTCAGAATACTCTTGCAAGACGTACTTTTGATGAGAGTGGGAATTACAAGGTAGTTGGTCTTACTATTTCTGATAAAGAACAAAATAATGAACAGAAAATTTTCATCAACCTGTCTAGTGGTAGGGCTTACATTAAGGGATATGAAGTACAAAAAGACACAGATTACACTGTTCTCCTTGATAGAGCCACTGATTTGCGCAATGCAGAAAATGAGCCTAAGACTTACAGAACTGGTACTTCTAGGTACACCCTCAATAATAACTACGTTAACTCCATTAAAAAATTGATGAGTATCGTAGAAAAAACTGATAGTATCACCCGTGGAGGTATTATTGGTGGTATTGATTACTTGCCTTTGGCTCCAGCGGTTGAAATTATTTCTGTTACCCAAGGCTCTGAAACTTTTGTAAACGGAACTGATTTCCAACTTGTTAATGATGGTATTGATTGGTCCATTGGTTCACATGCTCCAGACCCAGGCAGCACATATCAGTGTACTTGGACTTACAACAAGACCATGGTAAAAGACACTGATTATAAACTTACATTGTCAGACGATAAAACTCTTGGATATATTGATTTCCTTGATGGGGACAAACCTACTGATGGGTCTACTTTCCTTGTAAATTATGATTATATGCTGGCACGTATCGATGTTGTGTCCTTGGATATGTATGGAAATGTAATAGTTACTAAGGGACAATCTGATATCCTTAGAACTGTCAGCATGCCTAATGTGGATACCAATGAAGTGCTTCCTATTGGTTCTGTTTTGTTAATACCAATGACAGATAAGCCTGGTTCAATTGCTAATAACAACACTAAAGCACTTACTATGCTGGATTTATATAACCTTGTGGAACGCATAAACGACATTGAGTACAATCAGGCTATTACTGACCTTGACCAAGAGGCAGCAGCAGGAGAAAATGCTACTGAACTCATGGGTGTCTTTACAGATGGGTTTATTGGTCTTACTAAAGCTGACCCTTATCACAGTGAGTGGTCTGCTACAATAGACCTTAAAAATGAAGAACTTACTGTTCCATTTGAAGCTGAAGTACTTCAGTTGGAACCAGACACTGAATCTGAGTACTCTGCCAATACTTTTGGTAGGATTTTGACAAATGGTTGTACAGAAATTAAACTTTTGTCACAACCTCTTGCTACTGGAGTATTTAGGATAAATAGCTATAATGCATTTCCTAAGAGTCCTACTGTAGTAATTAGCCCAATAGCTGATAACTGGATTGACGAAAGTACCATTACTGTACAAGGTGGAGTTACTACCAGAGTAGTATCATTCTCCAACTGGAGTCAGTATTATGCTTCAAGCTGGTATAGAAATGGCTCCACTACTCAGTCTGCTATTCAAAGCATTATCAATTCAGCTATCACTTACATGCGTCAGCGTGATATCACCATTAAAATTTCTAACCTTGAACCTACTGTAGACAACATTATTGTTCTGTTTAACAGGCAACAAATTAAGGTGTCACCTATATCAGCCAGCTATCAAGGAACTAAATCTGGTACTCTGAAGGCCAATTCCAATGGTTATACAGCTGGTAAGTTTGTGATTCCTGCTAATACTCTTTGTGGTACAGTTGAAGTTAAGGCTTACGCTGAAAATACTCCTTCTCTTAGTGGTACTGCTACTTATACTGCTAATGGCACTAAGAGGGTTATTACTAGGAAGGTATGGACAGAACAAGTAAGCCCACGTATAACTGACCCTATTGCTCAGTCATTCCAGTTTGATATGGACCAATATGTAACTGGTGTTGGACTGTATTTCTGCGATAAGAACATTAGTGAGCCTATAACAGTACAAGTACGGAATATGGTAAATGGTTATCCTGGTACAACTGTTTACGCAGAAAAAACTATACAGCCTTCTGAGGTAAGAACCAGTCCTACTGGTGCCAATGAGACCAAAGTAATGTTTGATAACCCAGTGTACTGTAATGCTAATGAAGGATATTGCTTCACTATACTTAGTGATAGCGATATTGATTCTATTTGGATTGCAGAAACCACTAAGACAGATGTTGCTTCCAGAACCATAGTAAGTAAAAATCCATTCCTCAATGGTACTATGTTTAGTTCATCTAATGCTATTACTTGGACAGCACACCAAGCATCTGATGTTAAATTCAACTTGTATGGTCTGAAATTTAACTCAACTGGCAAGGTTAAGTTTAAGGAGATTAATGATGTAAGTCTTGATAGAATTGAGCTTATGTCAGATGAGTCAATACCTGCTGGATGCTCTATACAGTGGCAGTACTCAATTAATGGTGGTGACTTCTTCCCAATTGAGGCTTATGATAGCAGAGACTTGACAGAATTGGCTGAATCTATACAAATTCAGGCACTGTTAACTGGTACCACCACTACTTCTCCAGCTATTGCTCTTGATAGTTTGATTCTTGTAGGCTCTCATAATGAACAAGAAGGTATTTACGTTTCTAAGAATGTTCCTGTAGCTGCTGGGTTTAATACAGTTAAAATAGTAGCAGATATTTGGCTGCCTACTGGTACAAATGCTGTAATTTACTTTGCTACTGATATAAATGGAACTAATTGGCAGGCTGTAACAAATACTAATACAGTACAAAAGTCTAGCAACTATAAGACTTATACATTTGAGCAGTCTCTCGATGAGTTGGCTCACAACTATCGTGTTAAAGTTGTACTTTCTACTGTAGATAAGGTCAATCGTCCACGAGTACAAAACCTTAGAAGCATCATGAAAACTGTATAAGGAGAAAAGCCATGTGCGGAATGTTAAATGCTAACAACTGCACTGTGGATAAGGAGTCAGGGGCAGTCATATTTCATGGCTCCCCTGAACTCAAAGCTATCAATGCTCTACAGAAGCAGATAAAAGATTTACGTGAAGAAAACAAAACCATCAATGAAAAGATAGATACCATCTTATTACTACTCAAAGGAGGGGAACAAGATGGCTGAAAAATGGAAAACTCAGGATTCAGCAAGAACCATGACAAATAAGTTCAATAAAGTAGTAGAGGAACTTAATACTCATGATAGCAGTATAGAAGAAAACCAAAGGAAAACAGAACAAAGCCTAAATAATAAACTTACCTCAGAGAGAACAAATATTGTTATAGAGAGTCCTTCCACAGCTGACTTGAATAGGTTGCTAGGGATTGACAATTCTGGAAGTTGAGGTGAGAACATGTCAGTAGAACGATGGGACTTAAAAGATACATTGCGGGTTATGACAGAAAAATTTAACTTAGCAGTGGATGAACTTAATAAATTGGAAAAATCTTCATCAGAAGTCAATTCTGCCACTTCACAAAGATTAGAAGAACTACAAGAAATGTTTAATCAAACAATAACTGAGATACAACAAGAACTTAATCAAAAAATTAGCTCAGTATCATCTGAAGATTTAGGGCTTGACAAAGTAGATAATACTAGTGACATGGATAAACCAGTATCTATTTTACAGCGTAGAGCCATTGATGAGGCTACAGCAGACTTTGCTAGTACTAGCGAAGTGGCAGATGGTGAACTCAATACAGAAAACCTTTATGACCCACAAATATCATTACCAGTTAAGCAGTATATTGAACAAAGACTAACTGAATTGCTGGGAACTCCAGTGGATTACAGTATAGCTTCTGAGTCTCAATTGGGTGTAGTAAAATCTGGTGGTGACATACGGATAGACCCAAATTCAGGTAAAATGTATTTAGGGGTTCTATCTAATTTATCTAAGACTATAAATAACATACAATCCAATTTAACGGATGTTACAGAGTCTTTAGAGTCAAATAATACTACTACTTCTGAATTAACAAGAAATCAAGGTACTATTACAGAATTGGAAACCAGTAATAAAGAAAATTTGGTATTAGCCATAAACAGCATGAATAGCACTGTGGATGAAATAGCTGAGAGAGTAAGTGTTCTGGAACGCAAGTTAGCAGAGTAAATATTACAGAAAGGAGGGAGTCAGATGAATATCTCAGCCGAATGGATTATCAATAAAGCTAAGCAACGCATATATGCTATTACACACGCTAAAGTAGTAGTCAGAGGCAAAAGTACAGTAGACGCAGACCTGACTGCTATTGAAAATAGATTGACAACCATTGAAGAGAATGGAGTGCCAGGAAGTGGAAGTGGTGTTACTATTAACCTAGCCAGAGCACTGGCTATAGGAGAAGTAACTATACCAACTCATGGTTGGGAAACAGACGAAAATGGATGCCACTTAGATATTACTAACAGTAGCATAACATCTTCAGTGATTCCCGTTATGGTGATAAACCCTAATTCATATGACTCAGCAAGAAAATGTGGATTAAAAGGGTACTGCCAGTCTTTTGATGGTTATGTACGGATTCTATCAGATTCTGTACCTAAATCAGCTATCACAGCTAGCTTTGCTCTCATAGGTCAAAAGGATGAAACTGATGTAAGTGGACTTCCAATGGCTAGTGAGGATACAGCTGGGTTGGTAAAGATAGGAGAAGGCTTTGTCTCAGAAGATGGTGTAATATCTGTCGA